GCGTGATAGTATCAACCGCAAGAAAACACAAAACTATACTTGTAAATCCGATTTACTACTGGTCTGATGCGGACGTGTGGGAGTACATTTGCGAAAACAATATTAAGTATAACGAATTGTACGACATGGGTTATCAACGAGTTGGCTGTATCCTGTGCCCGTTCGCAAGAAAAAGTGAAAAATTAAGGGATATTGCCACATTTCCAAAATGTAAAGAACGATATATCCGAGCGTTTAATAAAATGCTACAAGCGCGAAAAGAAGCAGGCAAAAACGACCCGTATGACTTTTGGACAGACGGCGAGGGTGTGTTCAGATGGTGGATAGAAGATACAACTGTACCAGGCCAGATAGAGTTCAATTTTTCAAATATAGAAAAGGAGCAAAAAGAGGGAGAGAAAGAGAGATTGAAAAAATGATAGATTTTGGGAAAGTACAGGCGGATGCGGTAAAAAACATTTGTAAGTCAAAAATTACAGGAAGAGCAGCGGACTATAGAATTTACAGTGCTGTCGCAATAAACGGAAACACATATATACCGCTTATATATAAAGGGATATCAATATACCTGATACCGGAGAAATATAGCTTGCTAAATCCTGCATTTGCGGAAGTCGGTAATCCGATGGTGGAGAAGATATTTAAGAGTGCGGAAGATGCATATCAACTGACAGATACAAAGATGATAAAGCTTCTACCGGAAGGAATACAGCTAAAGGAGTTTAAATCGCCTTTTGGGAAACCTGTTTTTGTAGATGAAAAACTTATAAAACCATTCGGTAAAGACCTTAGATATTATGCGAATGGAAACAGCGATATCGTTTATATAAAAGAAGTTGACGAGTGGTTAGGCTTAGCGTTTGTTACACGAGTAAAGGAGTAAGGGTATGACAAGAAAAGAAATTTTGGCAGAAGCAGAAAAGTGCATATGCAGTGACAGAAATTTACAGTACGGTGAGCCGGAGGATAATTTTAACACCATTGCAAAGTTCTGGAGCGCTTATCTGGATACGGATATGGGGGCTGAAGATGTCGCAATCATGATGTGTCTGTTCAAGATAGCAAGATTAAAGGGAAGTTGCTACTAAAGTAAAGACAGTTGGGTTGATCTGATCGGATACGCTGCGTGCGGTGGTGAGATAGCTATTAGAGGTGAAGAGCAAAGGGGGATAAAATGATGGAAGATAAGAGAAAAGAAGAAATAAAAGAAAAAGCTGATAGAATAGATGAACTTAACGAAAAGATAGGCTTTTACAAAAAGAAGTTGGAAGGCACAATGGGCATGCTTGAGTTTTTAGATACATTCGAATGTAGTACTATATCACTTACAGGATATAGTGACGATGAAGGATACAGAGAATGCGTTCCTATGCCTTTACATGACAACAACATGAAAGGAGTAGTGGCTATGATTGAGAAAAAGCTCGAAAATCAAATTAATGATTATGACGACGAAATTGTAGAAGCTTATCAGGAGTTAGATGAGTTGCTGAAGTAAAGGAGGACTAAATGGCGATACAAAAAGATATAGTGATAAATCGCAAAGAATATCAGAATGTTAAAAAGATGGACCATAATCAGATGAATTTATACATACAAAACATTTATAAAAGCGGCTTTGAGGAGGGCGTGAAGTCCGTACCAGGCACCGATATAGCTGATATAGAGAAGGTGCTTTTAGGTATAAAAGGCCTTGGGGCTAAAAGAGTGGCGGCTATAGTTGCGGCACTTGAAAAGGAGCTGAAGAGTGAGAAAAATTAAGGGCGTAATAATGACGGATGTAGTCGGAAGTGAAGTTGAGTTTGAGCTTGAAGTTGAAGACGATGCCACAGAAGAAGAAATTGACAAGTTGGCATGGGAAGAGGCGGCAAACTGGATGGAATGGTACTGGGAGGAGGCGGAAGAGTGACGGCTAAAGAATATCTAAGGCAGCTGAAAACGCTTGATTGCCTTATAAAGGCCAAGCTGTTAGAAAAAGAACGTATAAGAGCGTTATCAACTAAGGTTACAGCCGGGAATAAAGAAAGGGTACAAGGTGGAAGTAGCGGTGGCATAGAAAATGCAGTTATAAAGATGATGGAGTTAGAAGAACAGATAAATTCAGATATTGATAGACTTGTGAATTTAAAAGCTGAAGCGAGATTATTGATTGATGAGTTGGTAGACGACAAGCACAAGGTAGTGCTATCTATGTACTATGTTTCGGATATGACTTTCGAGATGATATCAGACGAAACGCATTACTCAGTTGGAGCCGTACATAAATTTTATAGGAGTGCTTTAAAGGAATTTGAGGAACTGTACAATTCCGAAAAAGAGTGAAAAAAATGTATAAAAGTGAAAATGGGAATATGATATAGTGTATACGTGAAAAGTTTAAAGCAAGTATACTTTTTCATATAACCTCCTTTATGTATGATATCGGGGCAGGCTTTTATTGATGTTTCACCTGCCCCAAAAGCTAAAGGACACACTACTAAATATTTTCTTCCAGAGGGACAGCTTATAGGGCTGTCTTTTTTGTATTCAAAATCACAGAAAGGAGCTGATGATATATAAAATTAACTTTAAAACAACAGAGATTTGCTGATGAATATATCATCAGTGGAAATGCGACAGATGCAGCCGTAAAAGCTGGGTATAGTGAAAAGTATGCTAATACAAATGCCAGTAAACTACTACAAAATACTACCGTAAAAGCTTACATTGATGCTAGATTGGATGATTTGGCAAGTAAAAAGATTGCCGACCAGCACGAGGTCCTGGCATATCTTACATCAGTGCTCAGAGGCGAAACACAGTCGGAGATTGTGGTTGTTGAGGGAGTAGGTGACGGCTGTAGCGCAGCAAGAAGGTTGCAGAAGCTTCCTGACGAGAAAGAACGATTGAAAGCTGCGGAGCTCTTAGGCAAGCGTATGGGACTGTTTAAAGATAAGTTAGATGTTACCGCCAATGTGCCGGTAATCATCTCAGGGGGTGATGAACTTGAAGATTGACAGTATTAAGATTCAACTGCCTGAGGTGGTAGGCAAAGGATACGGCACATATTGGCGATACAAAGGCAGATACAGAGTCTGTAAGGGCAGTCGTGCCAGTAAGAAGTCCAAGACAACCGCCCTTTGGTATATATGGGCAATCATGAAGTATCCGCAGGCCAATTTGCTTGTGGTCCGCAAAGTATTCAGAACCTTAAAGGATAGTTGTTTTACAGAGCTTAAATGGGCGATAAGAAGACTGAAGGTTGAAAACCATTGGGAAGTGAAAGAATCACCGCTTGAGATGACTTACATACCGACAGGGCAAAAGATATATTTCAGAGGCCTTGATGATCCGCTTAAGATTACATCAATCACAGTAGAGCAAGGGTATCTTTGCTGGATGTGGCTTGAAGAGGCGTATGAGATATCAAATGAAAATGACTTCAATATGCTTGATGAATCCATAAGAGGTGCTATTCCTGATGATGTAAAGTTGTTTAAGCAGATAACAATTACATTAAACCCTTGGAATGAGCATCACTGGATAAAGAAAAGGTTCTTTGATACTCCTGATGATGAAGTTTTAGCAATGACTACAAATTATCTTTGCAATGAGTGGCTTGATAAAGCTGACTTAAAGGTATTTGAGTCAATGAAGAAGAACAACCCACGAAGGTATCAGGTTGCAGGACTTGGCGAGTGGGGTATAGTAGACGGTCTTGTATATGAAAACTGGGAAGAGAAAGCCTTTGATATAGGCGAAGTTAAGAAGATATCAACAATTCAGTCGGTATTCGGACTTGACTTCGGTTATACAAACGACCCAAGCGCATTGTTCTGTGGTCTTGTAGATACAAAGAGCAAGACAATATGGGTATTTGATGAGATGTACAAGAAGGGCATGAGCAATGAGGCGATAGCGGATGAGGTTACCAAGATGGGATATGCTAAAGAGCGTATAAGAGCCGACAGTGCGGAGAAAAAGAGTATTGACAGGCTTTATACTTTAGGTTTATCGCATATAACTGCTGCAAGGAAAGGACCTGACAGCATAGTCCACGGTATCGACTTTATACAGGACTACCACATAATAATTCATCCAAGGTGTGTGAACTTTATAACAGAGATATCCAACTACACATGGGCAAAAGACAGTAAGACCGGAAATATGATAAATAAGCCTATTGATGATTTTAACCACTTAATGGATGCAATGAGATATGCTCTTGAGGATATCTCGATGGGGTCTGTGTATAGTTTTGATTAAAAGGGAGTGAAGATGTGGATTTCATAAAAAGAATAATTTTGGCAATAAGTCAATTTTTTAATAAAAAAAGCATAGTCGGTATTGATGGAATCAACATCCTGAAGAATGAAATACTGACTTGGAAGTCGTCTCTGGATAGAATTATGCAGTTAAAAGGTGCAATGTACTATGAAGGTGAGCAGGATATACTGACAAGAAAAAGAACGGTTATCGGAGAGGGTGGAGAGTTACAGGAAGTAACTAATCTACCGAACAACAGAATTATAGATAATCAGTATGCTAAGCTTGTGAATCAAAAGGCTAATTATTTGTTTGGCCAACCGTTTGTGGTAAGCACAGATAATACAGCCTACCTTGAGTGTCTAAAGCAGATATTCAATAAAAAGTTCATGCGCAATATCAAAAAGGCAGGCAAGTATATGCTGAACACAGGAATTGCGTGGGTATATCCTAATTATGACGAATCAGGACAACTTAGTTTTAAAGTTTTTCCGGGATATGAGATACTACCTTTTTGGGAAGATGACGAAAAGACAAGGGTGAGACTTGCGGTCAGAGTATATAAGACTGATGAGTATACTGCTGCAGGTCGTAAGACAGAAGTTGAAAGAGCGGAAGTATATACCCCGCAAGGAGTGTATAGATTTATTCTAAAAGGCGAAAGCTTAGAGAGTGACAACATCTCACCTTATAGCACATATGTGAACACTGATAGTGATAGCTATAACTGGGGGAGAATTCCATTGGTGCCACTTAAGTACCACGAAGGCACTCCGCTTATAAAGAGAATTAAGTCTCTACAAGATGGCATCAACATTATGCTCTCGGACTTTGAAAACAACATGCAGGAAGATGCAAGAAATACTATTCTGGTTATTAAGAACTATGACGGACAAGATTTAGGAGAATTTAGGCAGAAGCTTGCATTGTACGGAGCTGTTAAGGTCAGAAGTAATGATAGCGAAAAAGGTGGAGTTGATACCCTTGAAGTCAAGGTAAATGTTGATAATTATAAAGCTATTATAGAGATATTTAAGAAAGCCTTGATAGAAAACGGTATGGGTTATGATGCCAAAGATGACAGAATGTCGGGCAATCCTAACCAGATGAATATTCAGAGCATGTACAGTGATATAGACTTAGATGCAAACGATATTGAGACGGAGTTGCAGGCAGCATTCGAGGACTTACTATGGTTTGTGAAGGCGCATTTATCTAATATGGGATTAGGCGATTTTGAGGATGAAGAGGCTACTATCACATTTAACAGAGACATATTGATAAATGAGACAGAGGCAATAGATAGTTGCGTTAAGTCTGTAGGCATCTTATCGGATGAGACTATCATAGAACAGCATCCATGGGTAGATGATGTTCAGAAGGAACTTGAGCGTATAAAGAAGCAAAAAGAAGACCAAGTAAAAGACCAGTATGGCGCATTTAACAGCACTGCAGATGCCGATTTTAAGGATGGTGATGATATGTGAAGAACTCGGACTACTGGATAAACAGATTCGGTCAGCTTGAAAGCGTTACAAATAAAGATGCTATGGAGGCCTACAGGGATGTTGAGGAAATATACCAAAAGGCTCAAATAGAGCTTGAGGATAAAATAAATAACTGGTATCAAAGATTTGCAACAAACAATCAAATATCTATGGCAGAGGCGAGAAAGCTATTAACCACAGGAGAGATGAAAGAACTTAAGTGGTCGGTAGAAGAGTATATAAAGCATGGCAAAGAAAATTCTATCAGCGGTCAGTGGGCAAAAGAACTTGAGAATGCGTCAGCAAGGTTTCACGTATCAAGGCTGGAGGCATTAAAGCTTCAGACACAACAAAGCATTGAGGCGCTGTACGGCAATCAATTAGATATCGTAGACAGCGCAATGAGAAAAGCATATTCACAGAGGTACTATAGGACGGCTTTTGAGTTTCAGAAAGGTTTTGGAGTAGGGTTTGCCGTAGACAGGCTTGATGAAAATACACTTAGTAATATAATCAATAAGCCTTGGGCAGTTGACGGCTATAATTTTTCTAAGAGGATATGGACTAACAAAGAAAAGTTGATAGGCGAGCTTCACAGTTCTTTAACAAGAAATATAATTACCGGAGCGGACCCGGCTAAGGCTATAAAAGAGATAAAGTCTAAAATGGGAGTATCAAGCAACGCGGCAGGCAGGCTTATAATGACGGAGTCTGCCTATTTTGGTTCTGTGGCTCAAAAAGATATGCTTAATAATCTTGATGTTGAAAAGTATGAGATTGTGGCTACATTGGACAGCAAGACCTCTGAGATATGTAGAAGCCTTGACGGCAAAGTATTTGATATGAAGGACTATCAGGCAGGAGTTACGGCCCCGCCTTTTCACCCGTATTGTAGAACCACCACAGCACCGTATTTCGACGACTGGGAAGAGCTGGGAATTGATAGAGAACGAGTTGCGAGGAATGATAAGAGTAAGAACTATTTTGTTGACGGCAATATGACTTATAAGGAATGGGAGGCAAAAATTAAGAAAAGTAATAATCAAGAACACGGAGGAAATAGTTTGGATAAACCTGTTGCTGTTAAATTAGGGCATTACAGTGCAGAAATGACTATTGAGCAGCACAAGTTTTCCAAAGGAGCGAGAAATGATTATAATTTAGATGATGCGGTTGTATATGAGTTAGAAGATGGTGTAAAATTTGTATTTCCTAAGGATTATGATAGGAACTTTCAAAGTATGACACCCGATAAGGCAGTTGATTTATGGTACAAGGTACCTGAGGTGGTAAGAAAACAAGCTCAAAAAACAATAGAATTTGTTGATTACTATAATCCTCAAGACTATTATTGGCAGAAAATATATAAAGATTTTTCTCATTCATATGCGACAGGCGGGGAAACAATAACATTTTATCGTTATGAACAGCCTCACGATGATTTGTATGTAATTAGAACTTATTGTCATGAAGCTGGGCATTTTATCGATACAAACAGAGGGGTAAATGGATTGGATTACTCTCAAGGTTCTGACTGGACTAAGGCTATGAAGAGTGATATATTACATTCAAATAGAATTTCTCCTACTACTTATGGCGAGAATTCTAATGCAGAAGATTTTGCAGAGTCTATTGTAGAGTTTTTGTGGGATCCAATTTATTTTGAAGAAAATTTTCCAAACAGAGCAGTACTTTTAAAAACAATATTAAGATAATAGAGGGAAAGGTTATGAGCTACAAAAGAGTTGAGGGTAGAACACCTTCAGGTGGAGACTATTCTGAAATTTATTATTTTGATTCAGAAGGAAATGAAACTGAAGAAGAAAATGCACTAAGGTGTATAATACGCGAATGTAAGTTTGACGGAACATTATTACGAGAAACTTACGGTATATGTAATAGAAATAAGGGATAAAAATGTTTGTATTTTTAAACAATGGGGAGGCGATAAAATGACTGTAGAAGATTTAAAAGAGGGAGCGATTAAAAGGCTGAAAATGTTTGGATATACACCCGATGTAGATTTACTTTTATACTGTACAGAAATTGCAAGTCAAAAATCCGCAGACTGGTGTAACTATGATAATATAGATAGTCTTCCAGATGGTGCAAAAATTTATGTCATAGATTGTGTTGCAGCAGAATATATGATAAGCAAATCTATTTCGATTATGCTCGCTGAGAAATTAAGGAGGGATGCTGAAACAGGTTTGCTAAGATTTAGGCGTCTAAGGTGGTAGTTATAAAGGTATACCAATTGAAATTTTGCCTATAGTATACAGTAAGCAAAAAAGTTATTAAAAATAAGTTTAAAAGCACCTAAACTAGGGTGCTTTTTTATTGCCGTCTTTTAGCTTTGCAGACGATAAAGAACAAAGAAAAGGAGTGGATTGAACCACGTTAAAAAATGTATGAAAGGAATTAAGGAACATGAAAAGAGAAGATTTTATAGCACTTGGAATAGATGAAGAGTTAGCAGGCAAATGCGAAAAGGCAAGCGCTGAAGAGCTTAAGAATTATGTGCCTTATGAGCGATTTAAGGAGCTTGTAGACGAAAAGAACAAGCTTAAGACTGATATCGCTGATAGGGATAAGCAATTTGAAACCTTAAAAAACTCAACAGGTGATGTTGAAGCGATGAAAGAGCAGATTGCTTCACTGCAGGCAGAGAATAAGGCAAAAGACGAAGCTCATGCAGCAGAGATCAGGCAGATGAAAATAGATAGTGCTTTGGAGTCTGCGCTAATCGGTTCTAAGGCGAAGAATTTGACAGCAGTCAAGGCACTTATCAAGGACCTTGACAAGGCAGAGCTTCAGGATGACGGCAGTATAAAAGGACTTGAAGAGCAGATAACTGCTTTAAAAAAATCTGACAGCTATTTGTTTGAAGAGGCTACTGCAACAAAGCCAAGTTTCAAAGGATTTCAGCCAGGAGTAGCAAAGAAGGAAATCGGTGCAGGTAAGGTTGATATGTCAAAAATGTCCTATGATGAGTTGGCTAACTATATTGAAAATAATCCCGATATAGGGAACTAAGAAAGTAGAGGTAAACAATAATGGCAAAATTTGATGCAAAGAGTTTTAATGACAGGGCATTTGGCGCGTATATGTCTGCAATACCAAATGTAAAGCTTAATAAGTTAAGAGAGTCTATGGCTGTGGTATCCGATCCAAGACTTGCCGAGGCTTTTAAGAATCAGTCTCAGACAGGTAGCGTTTATGCTATTCTGCCTTATTTTGGCAGATTAGGAGGTAGAGCGCAGAACTATGACGGGCAGACAAATCTAAATCCTGAAAGAACGGCAACTTATGAACAGGGCGTGTTTGCGTATGGAAGAATGATGGGATGGACGGAGGCCGACTTCAGCTATGATGTGACCGGTGGAGTTGATTTCATGGCCAATGTTAGGGCACAGATTATGGATTACTGGAATGAGGTGGATCAGGAGGTTCTACTGTCTATTTTAAAGGGTGTATTTGGTATGAGTGCTACAGGTACAGGGGCTATAAAGACTGCTAACAAGGCTTTTGTAGACGAACATACTCTGGATATTTCGGCATCCACAGAGAATAAAAAGACTGATGAGAGTATGATAATGGGCGTTACAACTCTTAACAGCGCCATTCAGAAGGCTTGTGGAGATAATAAGCAGAAGTTTAGCCTGGTAATTTGTCACTCCAGTGTATCTACGAACCTGGAGAATCTTAAGCTTTTAGCATATCTCAAGTATACAGACAGCGAGGGTGTGGAAAGAGATCTAAGTATGGGTACTTGGAACGGAAGACTTGTACTTGTAGATGATTCTATGCCTGTAGAGGTAAAGAATGTAGGAGCTACAGGAGGAGATGTATCTATTTATACTACGTATGTGCTCGGAGAGGGTGCAATAGGCTTTGAGGATGTAGGTGCAAAGGTTCCTTACGAGATGGTAAGAGACGCAAAGACCAACGGCGGTGAGGATACTCTTATTTCAAGAAAGAGAAATGCTGTGAGTGTCGCAGGTATCTCATATCTTAAGGCAAATCAGGCTACAAACAGTCCTACCAATGCAGAGCTTGAGAACGGCCTGAACTGGTCGCTTGTTCAGAGTGATAATAAGACAATCCCTCACAAGGCTATTCCGATAGCAAGAATTATCTCAAGGGGGTAATATGCTTGAAAGGATAAAAGAGAGGTTGCAGTCATTAGGCTATACAGTAAAAGATAGTGATGATATGGCTATCAGCTTTGCTATGCAAAAGGTTGAAAATACTATAAAGAACGATTGCAATATCTCTGCTATCCCTGATGGTCTTATGAATATTGCAATTGATATGGTCGTTGGTGAGTTTCTTATGTCGAAAAAGACATTTGCTCCTAACGACCTTTTAAATTTCAATCTGGATGCAGCTATTAAGCAGATACAAGAAGGCGATACAAATATATCTTTTGCAGTAGGTGAAGGAAGTAAGACTGATGAGCAAAGGCTTGATGGATTTATTGACTATCTTTTGAATTACGGCAGAGATGAATTTATCACTTACAGGAGATTCAGATGGTAGATGCATGGAAACAGGCGAGAAAAGCCATAGAGAGCAGATATAAAGGGCTCTGTGACATACTGGAAAAAAGAAAGGTAAAGGATGAGGTTACTAAGGCTACTGTATTGAAAGATATAGCGGTCTTAAGTAATCAGCCTTGCAGGTTGTCATACAGTAGCTCCGGCACAGCAAATCAGACTGATACCGTATCGAACATAGAACAGACTATTAAGCTGTTCATTGCTCCTGAAATCAAAATTGCTCCGGGATCTAAGCTTAGGATAACTCAAAACGGAGTAACTACTGATTATATATCAAGTGGAGTGCCTGCCGTATATGAGACACATCAGGAGGTGTCCTTGGAGCTTGAAAAGGAGAATGCTTAATGGCAAGTTGGGGCAGAGCGGATTTTGAGGCCTTTAGAAACCTTCAGGAAAAGATACAAAGCCTTAAAGATATTGATATGGATGCTTTTTGTACTGAATGCAGCAAGGAAATTGCAGCAAGACTTTTAAGTTTGGTTGTGAGGAGAACTCCTGTGGGCAAGTATCCTTCAGGGAGTGGAAAAGTTGGCGGTACCCTAAGAAGGGGCTGGGGTGCGGTAGCAGATATAAACGTTGTTAAAGAAGGCGATATATATACGGTAACTATTATAAATCCGGTTGAATATGCTTCCTATGTTGAATTCGGCCATAGAACCAGAAACGGCGGATATGTAGAACCACAACTTATGCTCACTATATCTGAAGAAAAGTTAAAAAATGCAATACCTAAGCTGTTAGAAAGAAAAGTAAAGAAAAAACTTATGGAGGCATTAAGTGGCGGAAATTAACTTATCTTTGGTATTGGATGCTATCACAGTTGTGCTTGACAGCGTGTCGCCAGACTCAAGCATATACATAGATAAGGTTGAGCAAGGGTTAAACGACGGTGATTTTTTAGTAAGGCTTATCAATACCGACTATTTAAAAAGAGGAACAGGAGAGCTAAATAGGGTCGTATCGTCATTTGATATTATATATCTTCCAAAGAATGGGAATAAAGATTGTATTTGTATGGGTGATAAGCTGTCGGAATCGCTGTCCGTCATCAAACTCTCAACAGGAGATACAATACGAGCCGTAGAGAAGTCTTTTGAAATTGTAGACAGTATTTTGCATTTTAGAGTTTCATACAACTACAGCACAATTAAGTATCAAAATGCTGATAGCATGGGACAAATATCTTTGAACAGAGGTAATTAAGTTGGGAAAAGAAAAGATTGATTTAACTAAACACACAAAAGAGGCTATTAAAGCGTCTTCGAGATACTTGGGACACGGAGATGTACTTGATGTAATCCTTGACGATGATACAGCTTACACAATAGGTGAAGTTGACGGCCTTATTGATGAATTTTTGAAAAGAGAGGTGGAATAATGGCATTAGGTGGTGGTATTTGGACAAGGCAGGATAAGGTATTGCCCGGAGCTTACACAGTGTTTTCAAATGCTAAAAAGGCAAATGCAGCACTTTCGAGTAGAGGCATTGTGGCACTGCCGATAGCTCTTGACTTCGGAGAAGCAGGAAAAGTTTTTGAAGTAAGCAGAGAAGACTTTATGACAAAGTCGAAGGAACTCTTTGGCTATAGAGTAGATGACGATCGCATGCGTAATCTTAGAGAGGTTTTCTTACACGCGACTAAGGTGCTTGTATATAGACTCGTATCGGCTGATGCAACGGCCGCGAGTAATACGCTTGCTACGGCTAAGTATGTAGGTAAAAGAGGTAATGATATTAAGATAGTAGTAGGTGCAAATGTTGATAAACCAAGCGCCTTTGATGTGAGCACATATCTTGATAATGCTTTAGTGGATACACAGACTGTCGATAATATGGCAGGGCTAAAGGATAATGCGTATATAACTTTTAAAAGTTCCGCTACATTATCTGTTACAGCCGGAATGCCTCTTAGTGGAGGTACTAACGGCGGTAATCTTACAGGAGAGATATACACAAAGGCATTAGAGAGTTTCGAGGCATATTCATTTAACATTTTATGCTGTCCTGTTATTGACAGCACAATAACAAAGCTGTTTGTGGCGTATACTAAGCGACTCAGAGATGAAGTCGGGTCAAAGTTCCAAACAGTTGTATACAAGTCTGATAGTGATTATGAAGGAATTATATCTATAAACAATGATGTAGTTGGAGCGGATAAAAATTCTTTGGTGTATTGGGTATCAGGAGCAGAGGCAGGATGCGAAGTAAATAAGAGCCTGACAAATGCCGTGTATGACGGAGAATATGAGGTTGTCACGGATTATAAGCAGTCACAGCTTGAGACAGCGATTAAGCAGGGTAAATTCACTCTGCACAATGTAAACGGTGATGTGAGGGTTCTTGAAGATATCAATTCATTTGTGTCGTTTAAGGTTGATAAGGATTCTATGTTCAGTTCAAATCAGACTATCAGGGTAATAGATCAGATAGCAAATGATATAGCTGCACTATTCAATACAAGATATTTAGGCGTAGTGCCTAACGACAATGCAGGAAGAATCAGTCTTTGGAATGATATTTGCAAGATACATCAAGAACTTGAAAAGCTTCGTGCTATAGAAAGCTTTGATACTAAGTCGGTTGAGGTGGTTCAGGGAGATGATAAGAAGTCTGTCCTTTGTACCATAAACGGAATAGACATTATAAATGCTATGACAAGGCTTTACTTGAATATAATCATAGCGTAGAAAGGGAATACAGATGAACGATTCAATTATGAATGCTTTGGATGCCTTGGCAGGAGCACAGGCCAGCGCATATGTAACGCTTGCAGACGGTAAAAGATATAATTTTATGCAGCTATATTCTTTCGAGGCAAGCATGAAGATAAATCTGGTGGAGGTGCCTATTCTCGGAAAGACAGGCAAGGGAAATAAGCCTAGCGGATGGACAGGAGAATGGAAAGGAACAGCACATTTTAATCAGTCGGTGCTTAGGGATATGTGGCTTGAATATAAGAACTCCGGAAGACTTCCAAGCTTTGATATACAGGTTACAAACGAGGATCCGACAGCTTCAGTAGGAAGACAGACTATTATACTTAAAGGATGTCTCAGTAAGGGAGGAATACTTACAAAGTTTGATGCGGATTCAGAGACACTTGATGAGGATATTGAAGGAACATTTGATGACTGGGAAATGCCGGAAAGCTTCTCATTGCTTAAGGGTATGCAGTAAAAGGAGATTAGAACATGAGTAGAGATTTAAGTGCTTTTTTATCACAGAATGTAAAAAGGGTTGAGAATACGCTCTACCCTGCGACAAACAGAATTGTAGATGAGAACGGCAAACCGATTCCATGGGAGATTTGCTGTATTACAGCGACGGAGAATGCAAGAATAAGAAAAGGGTGTATGACAACAGTTGCGGTAGCAGGTAAGAAGGGGCAGTACACGCAGGAGTTTAACTCTCAGCTATATCTTGCAAGGTTGTGTGTAAGGACTACAGTATATCCTGATTTGCAGGATAAGGAGTTACAAGACAGCTATGGCGTTATGAGTGCTGAGGAGCTTATATCAACTATGCTTACACCGGGAGAATTTGAGGACTATGCAACAGCAGTCATGAAAGCAAACGGCTTTGATGATGAAGAAAATTTGGTTGAAGAAGCAAAAAACTAATTAACGGCGGTGATCCTGAAGCTAATTACGCTTACTACTGTCTCCATAAATTCCACTGGAAACCTACGGAATTTATAGATATGTCGGAAGAAGAAATGGCTTTTGTGATTGCCGCCATTGATATTAAAGCTCAGAACGATAAGAAACATGCGGATGAGCTGAAAAGTAAAATCAGGAGATAGGAGGCTGAATAATGGCTACAATACAATCACAGCTTGTACTGACAGATGGTATGTCAAGTGTGTTAAGGAGAATGAATTCAGCCTTACTTACTTGTATTGACAGCTTTGAACAAATGCAATCCACATCGACAAATCAAATTGATACGACTGTATTGAGAGAGACAAGAGCAAGTCTTACAGAGCTTAACGGTGAGCTTAATACATCGGTAGAAAGCCAAGAGAGAGTCAGGGAGTCGTCAAATCAAACAGACGCGATACTGAAGAAATTAAGGGAAAGCTTTTTAAAGCTTGCGGCTGCAGCAGGTATTGCATTTTCGGTTAAAGGTACCATAGAATTGGCCGATACATATACTCAAACACAGGCGAGACTAAACCTTATCACAGGCGACTTGGAGAAAACAAAGAACCTGCAGGACGCTATAGCCGCATCGGCCAACCGCTCAAGAGCGGCCTACCAATCTACAGCAGATGCAGTATCTAAGATGGGTTTGATGGCTAAAGACGCATTCAGTATTGCAGATGAGAGCGGGCATAAGACACTTAATACAAATGAGCTGGTAGCATTTACGGAGCTTTTAAATAAGCAGTTTATTATAGCCGGAACATCGGCGCAAGGAATGGAAGCCACTATGACGCAGCTTACGCAGGCTATGGCTTCAGGAGTACTGAGAGGTGATGAGCTAAACTCGGTATTCGAGCAAGCGCCGACCATTATTGAGACTATAGCAAATCACTTAGGTGTTGAGATGGGGCAGGTTAGGCAGTTGGCACAAGAAGGAAAGATAACTGCAGGTGTAGTAAAAGCGGCTATGCTTTCATCCGCAGATGAGATAGACGCAAAGTTTAATTCAATGCCTTACACATATGCTCAGGTAGCAACAATGATTCAAAATATTTTATTGGATGCATTCGAACCTGCAATACAGATGATAGGAACAGGAGCACAGTGGATAGTTGATAATTGGGATGATATAGAACCGATACTTGTAGGAATTGCGGGGGGCGTAGCAATAGCAACCGTTGCTTGGGGGATATATACTGCACAGCAGTGGCTTGCTGTAGCAGCTAATCAAGCGATGGTTGCAAGTATGCTGACTAACCCGTTTCTATGGATTGCGGTTGCACTCGGAGTGCTTATCACCGTGATTTACAGATTCATTCAATCTGTAGGCGGAATGAAGAATGCATGGACTCTTGCACAAATGGCTATGGGAGTAGGTATTGCATGGTTAAGAGTTGCATTCATGACCGGTATATACGGAATCATAGATATGGCAGGAAAGCTTTCATTGTGTTGGCAAAAGACAGGTGTTGCTGTGTCGAACTTTATAGGACAGATGAGAGCGAATGTGCTTGTAGGCATTCAGAACATGGTTAACAGTGCTATCAGTTTGATAAACGGGTTTATTAATGCCTTGAATAAGATCCCGGGAGTAAGCCTTCAGGCAATATCACAAGTTACATTTGCAAGTACTGCACAAGCACAGTTCAATGCGGAAAAGACTGCCAGAGAGCAGGGACTTGCCGATGCCGAAGTTCATGAGGACGCATCAAGAAGGGCAAGAGCGTGGGAACTTTTGCAGATGAAGGGCGACTTAAACAGTAAAATGGCAGACCTTAAGGGTAAGTATACAGAGTTTAAGGCAGATGCAATTGCAATGAAAAACGGAGACGGTATAGATTCTTTAGGTCCATTTGATACAGGAGAAGGTGCGGGCCTTGCGGATAATGCAAAAAAGACGGCAGGGAACACTGCAGCTGCAGCAGGAGCACTTGCAGAGACTAAGGAAAATCTTGAATATTTGAGAGATATAGCGGAGCAGGAAGCTATTAACAGGTTCACTACTGCCGAGATAAAGATTGATTACTCGGGAATGACTAATCAAATAAGTTCAAATATGGACTTGGATAATGTGTTGGATACTCTGACTGTTAAATTTGTTGAGGCGGTACAGATGGGAGCAGAGGGGGTACATAGTTAATGTATAGATTCTATTTAGCAAATATGCTGTTACCTGTCACGCCTTCAAAATTAAGTGTAAAAACCAAGAACATGAATAAGACTGTAACTCTTATAAATGAGGGTGAGGTTAACATTATAAAAACAAAGGGTTTGAGGGAGTTCAGTTTTGAGCTCCTTTTACCTTTTGACAGATATTCCTTTACAACTATGAACAGGCCGAAGAAACAAAAAAGCTATTTGGATAAATTAAATAGGCTTAAGATAAATAAGAAGCCGTTTCAGTTTGTAGTAAAACGACCAAAAGGGTTTAAGACAAATATAAAGGTTACCTTAGAGGACCTTAGTATAACAGAGGATGCAAAGGAAGGCAGAGATATAAAGGTAAGTGTCACCTTAAAGGAGTATAGGCATTACGGGACTAAAAAGGTGGTATTTGTTCAACCTAAATCCACAGTAGGAGAGCAACCTAAGCAGGAAGAGAAAAAAGAAGAAGCCAAGGTTGCGGAGAATAGGGACTCGTCTACTGCACAAAAGCCTAAGACTCACATAGTAAAAAGAGGTGATACTCTTTGGGGGCTTGCTAAGAGATATTATGGCAATGGCTCTTTATACCCTAAAATTGTGAGTGCGAATCCTAAAATAAAGAACCCTAATTTGATTATAGACGGATGGGAGCTTGTAATACCATGACAGTAAATATAATGATTAGCAATGGAAAAGAGGCTTATATACCGTCACTCAAAGAAGGAATTCAGTTGGATTTGGAGCGTAAAGGCAGCCCGGGGAAATTAAAGTTTTCATTTTTCAACGATGGAAATATTAAGGTTGAAGAAGGTAATCAGGTAAAACTTACAGTGGACGGAATAGATGTGTTTTTCGGATTTCTTTTCAGCAAAAAGATTTCAAGTCAAGATAGCAGCTTTGTTGAGTGTACGGCATATGATCAGCTGAGGTACCTAAAGAATAAAGATACTTACTCATACAACAATCTAACCGTCGGTGAGGTTATAAAGCTTATTGCCGAAGACTTCAGGCTTAATATCGGAGAGCTAGAGGATACAGGATATAAGATACCACACAGAGAAGAGCAGAACAAAACACTGTTTGATATTATACAGAATTCAATTGATGAGACTGTACAAAATACAGGTAAGCTTTATGTATTCTACGATAATGTAGGCAAGCTGACGCTTAAAAATATTGAAAGCATGAAGCTTGACCTGCTTATAGATATGAGTACAGCTGTAGGATATGAGTATAACAGCTCTATTGATAGCAATACTTACAATCAGGTAAAGGTTGTATATAAGAACACGAAGGATAAAACAAATGATATCTTCCTGGTAAAGAGCGGTGAGAATATCAATAAATGGGGTGTGCTGCAGCTTAATGAAAGCGTAGAGACTAAGGAGTCAGGCGCAAGAAAGGCCGAGGCTTTACTTAAGTATTATAACAAGGTATATAAGACACTCACGGTAAAAGATGCGTTTGGTGATGTAAGAGTTAAAGCAGGTTCATCTATGGTTGTTATGCTGCAGTTTGAGGATGTAAAGATATCAAACTATATGGTTGTCGAGAAAGTAACTCATACTTTCAAAAATGATGAGCACTTGATGACGTTAAAGCTGAGAGGAGGGCTGTTTAATGTATGATTTTGTGGAAGCTGTAAAACAAGCCGCGCTTGAGGCCGTGGAATCCAAGGACCCTATGCGGTTTTGCTTCGGTAGGGTGAGTAAAGTGGGTCCGCTTGAGATATGGATAGATCAGAAGCTTACGGTACCTGAGAGTGCTCTCATTCTTACAGGAATGGTGAGTAAGCATTCGGTAGAAGTCGAAGGGCAGGGTAAGATTACTCTTGATAACAGCTTAAAAGTTGGAGAACAGGTTATTCTTATCAGAGTTGACGGCGGTCAAAAATACATAGTATTGGACAGAGCGAGGTGAGAATATGCTACCTGTAATTGCTAAAGATATTCTGAATATAGAAAGTAGAGCGGAGCCAAGTAATACATTTCATATAGATTTTGATAGAGGCAGAATAACAGGCTTTGTAGATGAAAAAGAGGCATTGAAGCAAGCCATACTGCTTATCCTGAATACGGAAAGATACAAGTTTTTAATTTACTCATGGAATTATGGTATAGAGCTTGTAGATATTATAGGTGCGCATCCGGATATAGTTGAGGATGAAGCGGAAAGGCTTATAGAAGAGGCTCTTTTATGCGACGACAGAATACTTGCCGTCTATGATTTTGATTTTAGCAGAAGTAGAAGCTCTATGATAATAATATTTAAAGTTGACAGTATATACGGGGATATTGATATAGAAACGGAGGTAAATCTGTAGTGTTTGAAGAGAATACATATGAAAACATAATAAACAGAGTCCTTGCAAGGATTGATGACAGCCTCGACAAAAGAGAAGGCTCTGTAATCTTTTCTGCAGTTGCTCCTGTATGTGCGGAACTGGCACAAGCGTATATCGCATTAGGGTATCTTATAGACTGCACATTTGCCGATACCGCACCGAGGGAATTTCTGATAAGAAGGGCTCTCGAAAGAGGCCTTATACCGACAAAGGCTACATATGCGAAAGCAGTTGCGCTTTTCAATATAGATGTCGATATCGGCAAGAGATTTTCAAGTTTAAAGTTTAATTGGGCAGTATCTGAAAAGATAAGTACAGGTAAGTTTTATATTATTTGTGAGACTGCAGGTAGCTTGCCGAATGCTGAAAGAGGAAATCTAA